CGTATGGCCCCGGAAATTCTGGAGCAGGAACAGGGGCGGCGGTCGGGGCAAGCAACGCGGGCCTCGGCGTCATCGAAATCGAAGAACTCGAATACGGCACATTCGGAATGTCACCCACCAGCGGCACAGGCATCCGCCTGAAGAAACTCTCCAGCAATGTCGCCGTCTTCAATTATGTCGATGCAGGCTCCGCAAAAACTCTGGTGGACGCCACCCAAGGCCAAATGCCCGCCGCCACCGATGTCCGCGACGGGGTGAGCTACGCCAGCGGCGCACTCACCGGAACCTGCAAAGTTCCCGCCGCCGCCTCGGTTGGTTTCGGAGTCCCCGTGGATGCGACTACAGGCACGGCGGCACTCACGCCTGCAAGCGTGTGGGAATACGCTACACGCACTCTTACTGCTGGCGGCGGTATCTCTGCTGAAGATGTGTGGACATACGCTACGCGAGAGATTACGGGCGGAACTGTCGATACACTGGTCAACGCTCCAACTGTTCCTACGGCAGAGGAGATCGCAACCGAAGTCTGGGACACACCCACCTCCGGTCTTACAACCAGCGGTGCTATCGGCACTCGTCTTAAGAACTCCAGCACGGTTGCTACGACAGGCTCCCAGCTTGCCGCAGCGTTGAGCTAATGCGTGTCCTCGTCCTGCTGCTAGCTTTCTTTGTAGCGGGATGTTCCACTCCTCCAGCGGATACGCCTCCGTGGGTAGGCAAGTATAAGAACGCTTGCTTGCCGGAAGCTATCGTAATGACGCAGGGGCTGAAGAAGCACGGCATACAAGCGAAGGTTCTTACCATCTATACCGACAAGTGGGGTCACGCTGTCTGCGTGTATATGTATCCTACGGGGCAGAATAGGATGTGGGTTTGGGATTCTTATTGGAAGTCCGTAAATATACGAGCCTACTTCAACGATCCGAACGACATCGCTAAAGCTTGGATGCGCTGGACGCTCACGGATGCCACGCTCAACCACGCTGTCTTCGTAGAGTGAATTTACTTGTTCAACAATAAATGCTTTGTAGATTGTCTGTATGCCACTTACGCCTCAGTTTGGAGACTCCGAGAACAACTTGATCGCAAAGATTGCTATCAATACCGGACCCAATACGCCCTTGAAAGGTGACGGGCGGTGGAACCTTCTCTACAAGCTAGTCCAGAATACCTACGAGTCCGCTGTATCAGGAGCTAAGGTTCCGCCGGGAGGCACGATTGACCAAGTTCTCACCAAGAACTCCGACAACGACTTTGATCTTATCTGGAAGAGCGTAGGCATCGGGCCTCAATACATCGACGGAGAGGTTGCTACCTTCAACGACCTTCCCATTACTATTGGCGATCCTCCGATTGACGCCGCCTACCTCGTTCGTGAACCATCTGGAGTATGGCTTATCAGCCGCAAGCCAGCGGGCGTGTATATCCGCACAGCAAATACAGGAGCATTAACCGACTGGACTTACGCGGGGATACTGCCGGATGTTTTCTCGGATGCTAACTTTGCTATCTACAACATCGCGGATTCTTCAAAGCAAATGAAGCTGGATGTCTCTGGTATATCCCCAGCTACATCTAGGACTCTCGTAGTTCCCAATGCGGACGGAACGATTAAGCTATCGGAAGAAGTTCGCTCCGACTTCGTTACAGATACATCCTACACAGGGCTGGCTCCAGAGGGTTCGGCAGAGTCCGCGAATGTTTGGACGATCTATCGGATTGTTATTGATTCGGACGGCAACATTACATCTACTACCGAAGCAAACAATGTTGCGTGGGATGATAGATACACCGCCACTTATGCATAACTGTTAACAATTTTATCCGACTAAAAACTTGCCATGAACTTTGACATTCAACATACAACCCCTCAACACGGTCTATTAGGATCAGCAACCAGCATGATCGCCGTCATTATCTCTTTCCTACCGCACATCGAGGCTTGGCTTCGGGTGTCTTCTTTAGCCTTTGGAACCATTGCCGCTATCGTCTCTATCTTTCTTATGTTGGAGAAACGCAAAATGGAGAAAAAGAAATATGAAAAGTATCGTCGTTAAAGCATTGTCGTATCTAACCGGAGCATCCCGTTCCGTGTTAGAGTTTATTTTGCCTATCCTCCGCGATCAGACTTCCAAGCTGCTTGCAGACATTCTTCCAATCGCAATGGAGATCGTTGCCTCTCTGCTTGTTTCCAATAAAACGAACGAAGAGAAGCGCAACGCAGCCTTCCAGCGCATCAACACTATCGCCAAGGAGCGTGGAATCCAAGCCGCAAACAGCACGATCAATCTTGCTATCGAGCTTGCCGTGCAAAAGATCAAACAAGGATGAACGAGAAGGCATGGTGGCAGAGCAGGACGATCATCGGAATTGTTGTCATGCTTTTGGCCCAAGTCCTCAAGTGGCTTAAGATTGATATCGTCAACGAAGACCTTACCGACATCGTTGCCTTGGCGATGGAAACACTCGGTGCGGGACTAGCTATATACGGGCGCGTAAATGCCCGTAAAACGCTTCGGATGACAAAGCCGGGGGGTAAGTATAACCCGAACGCAGAAGTCCGTAGAGCCAAGCCTGTGCGCAAGAAACTGCTGGGTCTATTCCTCATCCTCTTCAGCACCCATATTTGCTATTCGGAAATAGCGTATCCCTCTCATGTTTGGTATGAAAACCCAATCCGCTTTGTGGAGATTGAGGATCAGCGGCCATTCCTAGCTCGCTTGATTGACTCGCTTGTTATCAGCGTTTGCTTGTTTCCAATAAAGGGTGAGATTAAGGGAGAGGCAGACTTTTAACTAAATGAAAACCAACCACAGGCTTTTAATCGCTGACTTCATCGTATCTGTGGAGGTTCGCAGGGATAAGAGCGGCAGGCTTAAGGTCTATCCTTTACCTAAAGCGGACGGCGGAGGAACCTACGAGGTTGCAGGAATCAACGACCGCTACCATCCTGTTGCTGCGGAGTATCTAAAGTCCCTTATCAACGCAAAGAAGCATAACGAAGCAGAAGCCTACATCCGCAACTACCTCGCAGAGTATACAGACATCGTTACTAATTGGGTAAAGCATCCGGCAATCGAGGCATTCTTGCGGGACTGCGTGTTTAATCGTGGGCCTAAAGGCGCATTGCGCATCTTGCAGCTTGCCTTAAGCGTAGCGGATGACGGGAAGTTTGGGCCTAAGACTAAAGAGGCGTTGCAGAAAGCGTTGAAGAACCCAGCGGGATTGCTGCAAGCATTGCGTCACGCCAGAGAAGACTACGAGATTCGCATTGCTCCTCCAGTTGGTGCGCGTAAAGCCTTTTGGAAGGGGCTTGTTAATCGCTGGGACAAAGCCCTTGAGTTCGCTCAATCCTTTTTATGAACCAACACCAATACAAGCTGATCGTGTATTGGATGCTGTTGTCGTTCGCATCACTCGTAACGCTTTGTGCTTTTCAGAGAATCATTAACTAATATGCCAGAAGACAAACCGCAGGAAGATATCATCAACCACCTACAGAAAGAAAACAAGAGACTGCAAGAGGTTCTAAAACAATGTCTGAAGGCAAGACAGATTAACCATGTGAAACAGATTATCAAGGAGGCTTTGAAACATGAGTGAGGAACGGGTAAAGAACGCGATGAAGAGGCTTGGTCTTTCGGGATTCAACAAACCCAAGCGGACGCCCGATCATCCAACGAAGAGCCATATTGTTTACGCGAAATCTGGAGATCAGAAAAAAATAATCCGCTTCGGTCAGCAAGGCGTATCCGGATCGCCAAAGAAAGAGGGAGAGAGTGAGGCATATCGCAAGCGCAGGGAGTCCTTTAAGGCTAGGCATCAAGCCAACATCAAGCGCGGAAAGATGTCAGCGGCCTATTGGAGTTCGGTCGAAAAATGGTGATAGAAAATGACTTGCGATAGTCCCTAAAAAATTCTTGCATTGTTGTTGGTTTTCTCTAGTTTACATCCCCATGCAAATCAAGCCTCGGAGGATCAGCATCCACGGCAAGCGTTGGACGGTCTACTTCCGTTCCCCCACAAAGAAGGACGACGAGTGCGTTAACGAAGGTGATCTCGGTCTTTGCCTTTATCACAACAACAAAATCTTTGTTACCCCAAACGACGATGCAGTAGGCACGCTACTCCACGAACTCTTGCATGTCCTCTTTCCACAAATTAAAGAGGAGTCCATTGCTCAAGCTGAAAAGGTGTTGATGAAGGGACTGGCTTTATACCCGAACGAGCTACAAAAGTGACGATGCGGATAGAATTATACCCGACATGAACATACCAAAACAAGGCACATGGTGGACATTCAGAGGCGACCAGCAGGGTTGTGGGAAGAATCAGCAGGTTGTCTTCGCAGACAAGGGAGAGACTGTTGCATGGGGTGACGGCTGGACTTGGCTTGGCCCTACTCATCTCTTTACAAAGCTATTCACCCCAACTGAACCACCGCAACCACCGAAAGAGAAAGCAATCGCATGAGCCTTAAATCTGAACAATGTTACGCCCTCTACAAGACGCAGAACTTTCTGCGTAGCTTGTTGCACTCAGACACTAGACCGAAGACCGTAAAGGAGTTGAAGGCTAGAGCTTACTCTTGCCTCCGGCACTTCCCTTTCTTGGACGAGAGGGGTGCGCCAATCTTTAGCCGAGATGGCTTTGAATGTCCCGTGATCAAACCGATTGACGCGGAATCAATAGAATTTCAGGTCTTGCAAACAATAGAAAAACCACATGAAGAAAACCAACAGTAAGTTCGGAGTCAACCCTACCAAGGGCTGGAAAAAGTGGATGGCGGTATCGTGTTCCCACGGAGATCATATTGACCCAGAGGCTAGGGAGGCTGTCCTTACCTTCAAGGATAGGTTCAAACCAGATACTACCATCCACCTCGGAGACTTTGTGGATATGGCGGCTGCTCGTTCTGGGGCTATGAACGACCCTAACGCTTCTGACAGGGCTGCATCTGTTGCAGAAGACCTTGCCGCTGGCGTGGACTTCCTTCAAGAGCTTCGTCCTCAACACATCCTTTACGGCAACCACGAAGATCGCTTGTTCCGGTTGGCTAACTCTCCTAACGCTCTAGCCGCACACGCTTCGACATTAGTCATTGAAGAGATTGAAAAGACTGCAAAGAACCTCAAGGCAAGGCTGTATCCCTACGAAATGCAATCCCACCCAATTATCGGGGGAACACGATTCATCCACGGCTTCATGTATAATGTCGCTGCCATCCGAGATCATGCGGAAACATTTGGAAATTGCGTGATGGGTCACATCCACCGCGTAGGTATCGAGCAGGCTAGGACGCTTAACGGAGCGACAGGCTACGCTGTAGGGATGCTTATGCGCTTCGATGCGGACTACGCTAAGACCAAACGCCAGACACTTTCTTGGAGCCAAGGGTTCGCCTACGGCTTCTATTCAGACACACACATAACAGTAAACCTATGCGAAAGAAAACGACACACACCTTGGATACTTCCGCTCTAACAAAAGCTTGGAGCGATCTGTTTGAGGAGAATGGAACATTTAATTTGGAAGCGTTGAACAAGCAAGGATGGATGTCCGCTATTCAGATTTGCGAGAAAACAAGTATCCCAAGAACAAGCCTGAACTACATCCTAATAAAAAAGGGATTTGAAAAGAAAAGGTTTAAGATTTCTCACAACGGAGTAAAGCGAGAATATTGCTTCTACCGCCCTAAAGAGTAGAGGGAGGGGATTGCTCCCCTCCCTCTTGAACACACATGAGCGATTGCGAAACCAAAAAACTCAACCGCTGCGTTTACTTTAGTTCCTTTTCTTTATTGTGCAACAATAAATTCTGCGTAGACGGCAACAGCTAATGCCGCCCAAGAGTGTGAGGTGATGCCGTAAGTCGGGCCTTTATTAGCCTTCGTTCCCTGCGGGCCTACCCTTGCGAGTAAAGCCTGCCGAATGTCTTTGTCTTTAGATCGCATCGTCTTGCACAAGTGCATCTTGATATCCTTCCGGTAGCAGAGGACTGGTTCTATCCGAGATACTTCGCAGAACCTACCCACCCACAAGCAAGTATTGAACACACTGGCCCCTACCGCCATGCCGTAGCTTGCAAGCATCTCGATAGCGCAGGTGTCGTATTCCCGACCGATCAGGAGTTGCCGCATCTCTGCGTTGGTGACATGCCCGTGGTCGATTACCTTTCCGTTCCATTGCACGAATGCACTCTTCTCTGGGCCGGGGTCTATTGCGAATATCGTCTTCATTCCAGATACCCCATTTCTCGCGCCCATTTGCCGTTAGATTCGATTTTGGAGTGGCAGAGGTGACATACCGCCAAGAAGGTGGAAACATCGCTTAGGTGGCTTCCTCGGCGTTTCTTGTGGTGTATCTGTGTAGCCTCGCAACCGCAGACTTCGCAGTATGGATTGCTTAAAAGATAAGTCTTCCGTGCATCAGAGTAGACGGCAAGATTGATCTTGTGCTTCTTGCTCACTCGGTTGATTCGTTTCTTACTTCTTAGTGCGGCGTTCCTTTTTATCATCTGTGTTATAATAATTGGTTAATATTTGTAACGCTGTCAGGCATTCGTGATCTTCTAGCTCTTTGTGAGCTATATCCGGAAAGGGTATGCCTCGTTCATGCATCGGTGTTGGCGTTGGAACTTCAAACGCGGAGAGGTGAATTCGCATCTTGCCCTCCACATCCAAGCCTATAAGCGGAATTAACTTACCCTTCATCCAATGCCTTCCTTATCTTCTCCAGCCAATCCGTATTCTTTTTCTTTGGCTTTGGCTTTGGCTTTGGCTTGTATATACGCTTTCTCTTTAGCCTGTAGACATCCGGCACGGGTGAGTTCTCCGCAGGTATCTCATGCGTTACCAGCTTCTTGCCGTCATCCGTCATTCGTATTCTCCGAACGAAGAAGGATACCTCTTGGGTAGATAGTTTACGGGACTCGATTGTTTTCAAAGCAATGTCAGTCCTCTACATCGTAGGTTTCGATACCCTGCTCCACATCCCGCTCCCAGCATTCGTTGCGGAAGTTGATCTCCCGCTCTTCCTGCATCTCTGATGTCATGTCGGTTTCGTCTTCCATATTAGATCATCTTGTTGAGTTCAGCCTTTGTCTTCTCGTCAGTTGTCTGTTCTGCGAGATACGCTAGTCTTGCTCTTACGCATTGCAGTTCTTCTCTGAGTGAGTCGATCTCGCATTGCGCCAGCAGGCTGGGGCAGGGTGGTTCTATTCCTACTGTGGGATAATCCGGTTCGTCCATTGCTCTGCGGAGGTGGGGAACCATGTCGTGGTATTCTGCGGTGATGGTGTTCATGTGTATGTGTGCCATTGCAAAAAAGAGCTTGCACTAAATATGGTGGCGTGTCAAATTGATTTCTCCATGAACACACGAAACCTGAACTTTATTGTTCAACAATAATGAAAGACACACACACATGCATAGCAATAATCCCATCATCCCTTACATCAGTCTTTGCTCCGGCTATGAAGGCATCGGACTTGGACTCCACCGCTGTATCCCAAATCTTCGCTGTGTCGCTTACTGCGAGAGCAAAATAAATTGTTGACAAACCAAGTTTCATGGCGCAACTTGGTTGTCTATGAAATACAGAAGAGATCACCCTATGCACGCAATATGGCGCGGAATGAAGCAGAGATGCAATAATCCCAATAGAAAAGATTACAAGTATTACGGAGCTTTGGGCATCAAGGTTTGTGATGAGTGGAATGCTTTTGAGGGATTTGTTAATTCATTTCCGCCAAGGCCGTCAAAACTTCACACCATTGAAAGAAAAGATTCAAGCAAGGGATACGACCCACAAAATTGTGTATGGGCAACAAGAAATGAGCAGGCTTACAACACATCGCATTGTAAGAAAATTGATGGGAAATCTTTGAGCGATTGGGCTAAGCAATTGGGGTTGAGTTTGGCGTGCCTTTCAGTTCGTTACGCAAAATACGGGCAGGCTTGCTTGGTTAATGGATTTAAACCAAATGGAATTAAATTTAATGGGGAAAACAAAACGCTCAAAGAGTGGGCGTTGGAGCTTAACATTTCAGAAGTAGCATTAAAGAAAAGGATACAAAACTGGGGCTTGGAAAAAGCCCTATCAACACAAAAATATGAAACCCGAATCGGAAACAAAAACAAATGTGGATAATACCATCACAACTCTTGAATTCTGCGCCGGATATGGCGGCATTGGACTTGGCCTCAAAAACATCTTTGGCGAACGACTGCGATGCCTCGCATATTGTGAGCTTGAGGGGTTCGCTCAAGCCAATCTCATCAGTAAAATGGAAAAAGGACTCTTGGATGTCGCACCTCTTTGGAACGATCTTAAGACCTTCCCTTACGGAAAATTTCACGGACTGGTGGACATCCTCATTGCAGGATACCCTTGCCAACCGTTCTCTGCCGCAGGAAAGCGAGCGGGTAAAGATGACCCAAGACACCTCTGGCCTTGGATCGCAGACGGAATTCGCCTTCTTCGACCAAGAGCCTGCTTCCTCGAAAATGTCGAAGGACACATTTCGTTGGGACTCTCCACAGTCGTTAGCGATCTGGAAGAGTTGGGTTACAAGGTGTCGTGGGGAATATTCTCTGCGAGTGAAGTCGGTGCGCCTCACCAGCGGAAGCGGGTCTTCATCTTGGCCTACCGCCAATGCGCGGGATTGGAAGGATGGAGATGCTGCTTGCAACCAGAGGGCAATAGATTCGGGACATCAAATGACATTGGCGAGGGCCGCGACTTGTTGGTCAACCCCATCAACAATGGCTGGAGCAATGTATCCAGAGGCGAATGCAATGAAACGCAACAGTCCTTCGTTAGCTTCTCAAGTTGTAATGTGGCCGACCCCACAAGCCAACGAGATAGAGAATCCCAACAAGGTTTACCGAAGTCCGACCAATGCGTATCGGGGCAACAAGAAGGTTCAGCCGATGCTGGCAGATGTCTGCAAGCATGGCCCAGCCGCCCCGGCGAACCCCAGCACGGATGGGAGCCGCCCAGAGTTGTGGCGAACACCGTGCGAAAGGGATCACCATCCGAATGGACTGAACAGAACGAGGAATGTCCCGCAGATTTTGTTGAGCCACCAAGTGACCAAGCAATGGGCAACGCCGAGAGCAGGCAAGACCACGGACGAGAACCCCGAGACATGGGCGGCGAGGCAGGCCAAGGGCGATGTGGCGACCATGCCGCTGACGGCACAGGTGAAGATGTGGAGAACTCCGTCCGTAGCAGAGGAGAAGAACCAGAACACCTCGACGCAAATCTATCTACAGAACCAAGTGGGTGCGACTCCGAAGGCGTGGGCAACGCCACAAGCAAGCGACCATATCGAGGGAGCGAGGACGGAGCTAACCAGCAACCAGAAATGCTTGGGACGGGACATGAAGCAGTGGGCAACGCCGATCATGGGCGACTCGCATCTGGCATCGACGCCGGAAGTGGCACAGAAGCGGATCGAGGAGGGCAAGGTGACATTGAGCAGGCAGACGGCGGCTTGGGCGACGCCGCAACTTCAAGACGGCCACAACATCAACCAAGATTCAACGACCCACAAAACGATTCCAGCGCAACTGACCAAAATGAACATGTCGGGCAAGCTCAACCCGCGCTGGGTCGAGACGCTGATGGGACTGCCGGTGGGCTGGGTTATGCCGAGTTGTGCGTCTCCTGTGACAACCGAACCGACGAACTCCGGCTCTTGGGAAATGGGGTTTGTCCCCCAACAGCAACAAAAGCATTTATAACACTATACAAAGAATTATTTAAATATGAGTAAAATAATTACACTTAATAACGGAATGGAGTGCATCGTTGATGATGAATTATATCCAATTTTATCACGCTGGAAGTGGAAGTTTTTAAAAGCAACCGGATGCTCTGGCGGATATGCGGTAAGAAACACGATCAAGAATGGAAAAAATTTCGCTATCTTGATGCATAGAAAAATTAATAATACTCCAAACGGCCTGTCCACGGATCATATCAATGGCAATAAGTTAGATAATAGAAGATCAAATTTGAGATCAGTTCCTCAATATATAAATATGCAGAATCGAGACAAACAAAAGAACAACAAGTCTGGGTTTAAGGGGGTTTTCTTTGATAAGTGTCGGAATAAATATGTCGCATCAATTGTCATAAATGGGAAAACTGTTTTTAGAAAAAGGTTTCAAACCTTAAATGAGGCAGCTGAAGCGAGATTGAGTTTTATGTCGTGCCTGCAACAGCAGAAAGAGCTTTTCGAGTGCTAATGGAGGAGCTATCTCAAGAGAAATGAACCGCATTCTAGACATCCTCATCCAGCAGAACGACGATCTGCAAGAAGCCCTCTCCGATGCGCTGAACAACCGCGATGCTTGGAAAGAATGCGCGGAGGCTTTCTTTATGTGCGCAGGGAAGGATAAGACCGCAAGCTGGGATCAGTTTGAGAAGGCGGCTACGCTGTATCAGCAACTCAAGTCTTGTTGAACAATAAATAAATCTTGAACCCTACACTCACGAAGTGTAGGGTGGTGTCGCTGTAGAGATATAGCCTCGGGGTGAGAGCCGAGTAAAGGAAGTGGCTTAAATTAACAATAAAATATATGATCCCTTTGTGGTGGTAAACCACTCTCATGCGTCTGTTGCCGCACTGCTTCCGCTGCCACAAAGGGGTCGCCTTTTGTAAAAATGAATCCATTAGAAAAAAACGGAGGCATCTTCGTTCGTAGTGCAATCTTAAAATTGACCATCCTAGATGATAGGAAGAAACAAGTATTCGCCGTCATTGATAATTACGATGGCGGGTTTGACGATAAAGATATCCAATCTGTCGCCGACACAATTGGCATCACGGAAATGCAGGCACAGAATGCATTTATGACGCTGGTTGGACTTCGGTTTTTGAAACTCAACAAGGACAAGAAGTGGGTGCTGAATGAAGATGCGAATTGGATGGAGGGGTCGTTATGAGCCAAAACATCTTCAAGCAAAAACTGACTAGGGATTTCACAACAATCCCGAACGAAATTCTTCGCAACCCAGAGTTGACTTGGAAGGCGAAAGCAATCCACTCCTACCTGCTTTCATTGCCGGAAACATGGGTTGTTCACCTCAACCATCTTAAGAAGGTGTCCAAGGACGGGTATGATTCGACCGTTTCTGGAATCAACGAACTTCTAGAAAAGAAATACCTGTGGCGCAGGCCAAGGTCTGGCGACAATCCGGGCGGTTGGGAATACTATGTATACCAGCAACCCCAATTGGAAGACCCCTTCCGACTCGGGGATTCTCCGACTCGGGATTTTCCCGAATCGGAAAAATCCACGACTAGTAAAGATATACTTAATAAAGTAAATAAAGACTTAATAAATAAAGACAGCGAGAACATTACCGACAACGATCAAACCGAGTCGTATCTCTCTACTCTCCCTCCCGACCGACAAAAGACAACCGCCGAACAACCGGAAGACAAAGTTATGTCTGCTACCGCAGAACCAAAAGAAACCCCCCGAAACGATTCGCCCCCCCTTACGCAATACAGCGCAGACTTTGAAACATTCTGGACTGCCTATCCCCGCAAGATCGGAAAGCAAGCTGCCTTTCGGGAATGGAAGCGGTGCAAGGTTGATCTCCCTACCGCACTCAAAGCTATCGAGCAACAAAGGAAGGCTGGGATGTTCAAAGAACAGCAGTTCATCATCTACCCCGAACGCTGGATAAAGAACGGGCGTTGGGAAGAGATTGAAACAGCCCCGCAATTGCGCGTAAACGCCCCTGTAGCTTCGTCTAATCCCCAAGTAGGGTCATCGTGCCACCGGATCAAATCCGAAGGGCTGGAGGACGCATTCTGGAACTGGTTCCAAATCCAGCGCGATTGGGAAGAGAGGCGCAATCTCCGGACTGTTGACGATGTGTGGCTGGATCAGTTTCTGCTCACCTTGTCGGAGGAGTTCTAAAATATTTTTTGACATCCCCGCAGAACGAACTAAAGTAAACACCGAACACATGGAACGACTCACGATCAAACTCCGCATCCTTTGGCTAATCGTAGTGCGGGAGTATTACATCTCGCTCTACTTCCTGACGGAGCTTGTTCGCTGGATTCTCCAGATGTTCGTGAAGAACACAAAATGAAAACCCAAACCCAAACACTGATAGTAATCGCCTCGTTGTTTTTATTGGTAACAATAGCGGCTTATCGGCTCCAGAAGGAGACAACCCCGAACTTCAACCTCTGTCCGTTGTGCAACGAGGAGGCGGCGAAATGAGCGACATTCCACTCAAAGACGCAATTCTGGCTTGGAACTTCTACGATCCGAAGACAAACAAGATCGGCGACTTCCAAGTATTCCGTATGGGGCAATTCATTCCGCACACGCTTGAATGCACAACTGGAGCCTGCTACACGGAATGGCAGACAGTCCAACCTAGAACTCGCGTCCGCCTGTTCATCCGTGAACTATTCAAGATAGCCCTATCATCCCGCGCTCCCATCCACTACATCCGCGAAAGAATCTCCGTCATCCCAGAAGTCCGCAAGCTTCAAGAGGACGCAGGACTAGATCAAATACCATGAACAACGAAATACCAATCCGCGTAATGGAGAGCGACACTCCAGAAACAAACGCAAAGGAGTGGCCTATATGGCCCCCGAACACCAACGGCGAAATGTTTATGGTTCCATCTGACTTCGCAAGGAATCTGGAACGGGAACGCAACGAGGCTAGGGCAATAGCTGAAAAATTCCGAACAGCCTTCCGTATTGCCTGCAACCGATTAAACAAAACACAAAACTTATTTCCATGGGAGGAATCCAAATGAACGAAGGAGGACATTGGTATGACAAAAACGGCAATGCCTGCCACACGATAGTCGGCAAGAACGGCAAGATTCGCAAGACAACGCTGCGTGATGCACGCTCTGAAAATTGGTTCCCAAGTGTTACTACCGTAATGAAAGTGTTGGCCGCACCGGAACTGGATCGCTGGAAACAACAGCAAGTCCTGCTAGCCTCACTCACCCTCCCACGGCAAGACATGGAGAGCGATGAGGACTATTGCTCCCGCATTTTGCAGGACGCATTCAAGCAGGTGGACGATGCAGCCGACTTGGGAACGAACATTCACGCCGCACTAGAGAACCACTTCCAAGGCAAGCCATACGACCCCGCGATGGAAAGCTATGTCGCACCTGTGAAGAAGTGGGCTGAACACAATAGAGTAACCTTCCTACAGCACGAACTGCGGTTAGTGTCGCGTGAAGTTGGCTATGCCGGAACGACGGACGCCTTGATTGAGAAGGATGGAGTGCTTCATGTGTTGGATTTCAAAAGCCGGAAGACCCGCCCCGACTACGACATTACGCCTTGGGCAAAAGAACCGATGCAAATCTCTGCCTACGCAAAAATCGTCGGCGCACCGAGAGGAGTGAATGTCTACATCTCAACTACAGAGCCGGGCCGTATCGGCGAGGCTTGGTATGACGAGGCTACCTTGGACAAGGAATACGAAGCCTTTAAGCATGTCGTAGCTCTTTGGCAGCACCAGAACAAATACATCCCCGCGAAATAATATGGAAAAAGAACTAACTGAAATGACCGAGGAAGAGCTTCGGAAAGAATACAAATCAATCGGACGCAGGCTCAAGTCTGCTCTGAAACAGCGCGACGAGTGGGCTGTTAAGTATGCCAACCTCAAAGAGAAAGAAAAGGACTGGAAAATTCTTGAAAAAAATACTTGCTCTGTTGTAGGGCATGAGCTTTAATCAATGCGTTCGACAACGAACAAACCAACATGAACACACAATCAGAGAACATCGCAGAACTCGCGGCTGCACTTGCTAAAGCGCAAGCCGAAATAGGCGGCGTCCATAAAGACGCAGCAAATCCGTATTATAAATCTTCTTACTCGACTTTATCGAATGTATGGGAGACTGTGAAGCCACCCCTCACCAAGCACGGACTCTCTGTAGTCCAGATGCCGGGATCAGATGAGCGTGGATACTATGTGCAAACGCAGTTGATGCACGGGTCGGGACAATGGATTCGCAGCACAACCTACATGAAGCCAGCCAAAGAAGACCCGCAAGGCATCGGCAGTCTCATCAGCTACGCCCGCCGCTACGCTTTGCAAGCGATGGTTATGGCCTGCCCAGATGACGATGACGGAGAGGCCGCAATGGGACGCGCCAGCAAGCCCGTAGAATCATCCAAGCCTGTCGTTAAGGCAAAGCCTGCGGAAGCTCCATCAAAGCCCGCTACAGAGGCTCCTAACGCAAAAGATACACGCTTCGACGGCAAGCCTTCCTTGCTAGACTTACATACAGGATTGACTGCGGCAAACTTAACGCCGAACGATTTCATTCTTGCGATGCAGCACTTCAAGCAGATTCCGATCACAGCAACTGACTTCTTTAAAATGAAGGAAGAGACTGCCGCTAAATTCTTCGGCATGCTGAAAGATGTCATCACTTCTACCAGAGAATGGAAAGCTCTGTCTGATAATTTAACAACAAACAAACAATGAGTAACATACTAGCATCAATCGACATTCTCTCCATTGAGGGAGCCAAGCGAACAGCAACCGCATCAGGAAAAGATGTTGTCGTCATTGACTTGGGAGCAAGTCGCGCAACACCGCACACCAACGGAAAGGTTTATCTATCCTTGGACATCAAGGAAAAGAAAGAACCGGACCAATTTGGCAAAACGCACTTCATCACGGAAGGCCGAACCAAGGAAGAGCGTGAAGCAAAGACACAACTGCCAATCATTGGAAGCGGCAAGGCGTTCACATTCTCGGACAATAAGCCTAAACAATCCAAACAAAACGCAGTCCAAGCCGAACGATATGAGGGACGGCGAACCGATGATGAAGGAGATGAGATTCCATTTTAATTTCTAGCGGATGGCTCGCCGGAAGGGAGGGGTGGTGCTTGGTTTCCACTACCCCTCCCAAACTTTAAACACACATGGGAAAACTAATCGTATATCGAGATCACGGGTCAGCGAATTGGCAGTTCGGCGCATGGTTTCCGAAACTGAACAGCAACCTTGTCGCAAGCTTGGATAGCACCCTTGAATTTAAGGTTCTTGACTGCGATATACCCGAAGAAAAACCAAAGCTTTTTGTCGAACCTGAAACGGCTTTTGACGATGACGACATCCCAAGCAAACTAGAATTAGCATGAGCAAAAAAAAACACAAACCTGAATATAAACGACCACATATGGCAAAGAAAATACAGCAAGAACAAGCGATGATCGCAGCGATGGTTCCCTACGAACTCTATGTTTTCTTGAAAGACACCGCAAAGAAGGAACGCAGAAGCCTTTCAGCGCAGGTTGTCATGTATTTAGAGGAACATCTCAAAGATTATGCAGCGCAGACATGATGATTGGCACGAATAATGCTGAACAAAAACCGATGAACACACAAACACCAAGGCTACGGGGAACCTTTAATCTCCCCACAGGCGAAGTTACTCGCCAACAATTCGCGGAGATGCTTGCGCTTAAGCATCGCACCGACATCAAGACAGCACTTAAACTAATCGGTTGCTGTGAACGAGAAGACGAAATTGACGAGGACTCACCGAAGAACTATTGGGAGTTGTTAGAGGAAGCATGTCAACTGATTGCGTATAGCGACGGAGATGTGGACGAACTTCCTGTCGAACTTGTTAAACAAGTGTCCGCTGAAGGAACAGAGCAGAGCATTCTGGACTCCGCGCTATCATCCCGACTTGATAATAGTTACTCCCGACTCGCCGAACGCTTCGACTTCGGCGAGTTTATGACGCAGTTCCGGCCAAAGAATGGGACGATACCCACGCCAGAGGACTACGCCGCAGCTATTGGCATGGGTGTGGACATGAGTTCCAAGGGTATGTGGCTAGCAGGAGATGGCATTTCCAACCTGATCAGAATGGGGCATGAGAATGTGGTTTACCAAATCGCGGCCTCACTCAAGATGTCCTACAGCGCAGTCAGTAATTGGCATCGCACGGCACAGCGTATCCCCCTGCACTATCGCCATGAGATCAGCCCTACAGTCGCCGTAGAGATAGCAACCGCCAAGTTCAGCGAGGACGAGAGCGAGAACAACGCGAAGATTAAGGAGTTGATCAACCAAGCGAGGGAAGAGAAGTGGTCTTGCGCCGAAGCCCGCGCCCATGTTCGCATGGAGAAGGGGCAGGAGCCTATGCAAAAGCTTGCAAAAAGTGATACCAAATGGTTAGCCGAGTTCGGTGGAGCGGAAGAACTTCTGGTCATCGCAACCAAGTGCGCCATGTGCCAAGCCGGGGTGGCTAGCTATCATTTCGCCGTGACTCTGGTGAAAATTTTCCACCACCTCACCGAAAAAACGCAGATAATCCTTAAGGAATATCTGAAGGAGCGCATGGACGAAGAGACATTTGACGAAGTCACCAACGAAGAGTTGAGGAGGGTTGTGAAATGAAATACTGGGTAATCGAAATGGAAGGCGGCAAGCCGAGCGATACCATGCAACCACAAGGGCCGTTCGCAAGCAAAGAAGCCGCAAAAAAGTGGATCATCGAAGACTGCAAGGGGACATTTGAAGCCGCAGACGAGGTTAGTCTTGGCGAGAACACGGACTGGTCTACGCCGATGCTTATTCTTCAAGAGGTTGAGGAAGTTAAAACAATCCCTGTTGTATCATTCACAGTCAAAATCCAATGAAAGAACCGACCGAATATTTCGACCAGAACGAACTCGTTCATGCTGCGTTCCGGTATTATTTAGGACGAAGAACTATATCCGCTTGTGCTTTCGCTGACGATTTGGCTAAAGCCGCGCCAGCCTTGGAGAAAGGGACGAGGGATATGATCATCGAAGAAATCAAGTATGCACAAGAGCGTAAAGCGTTAGGTGACGCTTGCGATATCGAGGCTTGGGAAAACTGTCTAACAACAATGGAAGGAATCAAATGAGCTACTTTAATCAACGATACAAACATCAACTCGATCTCGCAGAAGAATACGAGACACTAATCAAACGCAACGGCGTCGTATTGTTTGACAAGAACGAGGAAGAAAACCTTGGAGTAAACTTTGGTAGCGTGACGATCAACCGGATTGAAGAAGCAATCTTGATGAATGTCATGTGTGCTGCTTACAACAAACGCATCGAAGAGCTTATGTTCCACAAGGACGAGACGCAATTCTTGGACGCACTAGCCAGCGACATAAAGCTATGCATCAACCCACCACAAAAGACATCGTAGCATCGTTGTTTCTGCTGTTCTTCCTAATCGCTGGAACCATTGGAATCATCGCCTTGTTGGTTCTTTACTGTCCACCTGCGCTTTACCTCGCCTCCTTGTCTAGCGTGTTCGTAGCGTTCGCAATCCTGACCAGTTATGACTTCTCAAAGTAACATAATAATGGAGGAAGAAGACGAGATTCGTTCTCTTCAAGCCGAACTGAACGAGCAATGCGAACTGCTAGCCAAAAGCGAGGAGCGTGAATACGGACTGCGCGGGACAGTCTTTGAATTGGTAAGGATGAACGAAAGATTCGCCGCATTTTTGCTGCAACATTCGCCGCAAACGGGGAAAGATTTGGTTATCGAATATCGTAAGATTAAACAACGGAGGAATTTATGAATAGAGAAGAAGCGATTCAAGCACAGATTGACGAGATAATGGATTCGTTTGACTTCGCCAGCGTAGAGAAAATCATGGCCGCTTTAGATTGGAAGTGGGCAACGGGCGGAGGAAACAAGAAGGAAATCCCTGACGAATACGAAATCCGCAGGTCTGCTAGGAACCGGATGCGTGATGCTGCAAAGGTTGGATACAGCAGTTCAGGAGGGTTCGCAGCACGATTGATTGAGGGAGTCGAAGACGGGCAAGCATGGGTGCTTATGGATTTGCAGTTTGGAATCCATTCGTATCAAGATACGACAGACTATGTTTAGCAAGATCGGGTATCCTCCCAAACACAGATACATTTGGGTAGATACCGCGTTCACGCACGAAGACTCACTAGGCTTTCAGGAAGCGTGGTGGATAGGAATTACGGCTATTCCATCGCGCATGTGGGGAATAAATGTCGTATTCCGTGAGGGAGGGATGCTCTACCGCAATGTCCCGCCTCATGCCGTAGCGTTCCGGCCTGATCCATGGGCCGACTGGTCGCCGAAGCAGGCGCAGATGTGGGACTGCTACTCCCAGCAATTCAGCACGCTGGAGAACGATCACCTTTCCGGCCTGCGTGTGTCTGTGCTGGCAGACAGCGAGGTTTACGAGGGCAGATATCTCTTCTCGACGGCACACTACGGAGACGGATGGAGCGAGTGTCCGGAGCAGGACAAAGAGTTTATTTGGTGCGAACTGGACAACGGCAGGCTGACTATTCAACCAACGAACAGGGTAGTATTTATTGACAAGTCCTTTATTGTTAACAAGAATCCCCTTCCTCGCTTGAAATTGAGCGACAGAATTTACAGCGTCGAATGAAACGAATACCCGGCAAACTAACTGATTTAGAGACGAAATTCGCCCGCAACCTTGCGATGGGAATGAGCTACGCAAAAGCTCACGAACTTGCGGGATACAAGCCGTGCAAGAATGCAAAGATCGCTTACGGCAAGGGCAAAGCAATTGCAGAGCGTTCAGAGGTGAAGGCGTATCTGGATAGCCTTCGCAAAGCAACTTGGGTGCAGAACTTCCTTTCCGTGGAAGAGAAGCGCAGCCTATTGGCCGACATCGCCAGAGCCAAGCCGCAGGACATTACTGAGGAGCAGGCGTTTGTTTCGCTGAGTGTTGATGCGGAAGGAAAGCGCACGCTACAAGGCCCGAAGGTCAGCGAGAAGATCAAAGCCATCGAGGTTGACGCTAGGATCGCAGGAGAGTTGAGCGACGATAACGGGAAGGTTAATGTCGCGATTCAACTGGTAAACGAAAGGCTCTCCGTCCCGCAGAACGAAGAGCCTTTGCAGTTGGTTGACGAGGAGGATTAGGCGGGTTGCAGGGCTTCAGATAGCCATTGCATTACCTTTTTCATTCCAGCGGCGTTCACATTCCAATCCGGAACTCCTCCGTGCAGGCACAGCCCGCCGTCTGGATTTTCCATTAGTGTTGAAACATAATAGCTGCCGCCTGTGAACTGCCCGTGTTCCGTGAAGTCGTAGCGTGCATCGTAAAACGAAACGATTGGCTCGTCTTGTTCTGTATCCAGCACGACATTGAACGGAATCCCGTCTGATTTAATTGATAAGGTTTTCATGTGTGTTGTTCTTGTTTTGTGATGCGAGTGAATCCTTCGTGTTCCCTGCGCTTGAACGATAGGATTCTGCCGTCTTCGTGAACAATAGCGCAGTTTTGATCCTGTGCCTCCATCCCGTGCAGCTCTGCTTCCCAGAGTGATGCAAAGCGACGAGGGTTAGAATTGCCTATGTAGAGTAGACAGGTCATTTCTTCCTCGCTGTTTTAGCTGATTCCTTGAATGCTTTAGCGGTTGGAGCGCCTTTTGCACCGGGCTTGCGCATCTTTTCGCCTGATCCAGCTTCAATGCGCTGGCGTTTAGCATAAATGTTGGCATATAATCCTTTAGGTTTATTCATTTCGTCACCTCCTTTCTGGGTTGGTAAGTTGAAGCATAACGGGGTTCGTTGCAAGCACTAGCAAGGCGAATGTAAGCCTCTGGAGGCAGGCAAGTGCCGTGCGTTGTTTCTGTTGATTTGACTTGGCGTTGCGAGCCAGCGTGGAAGGACTGCATGAGTTTTGGATTCTGTGACATTTTCATTTTGTTGTGTGTTTAAATATTAACAGCCGCGATGGATGAACTGATCCCATTGGGAATCGCAAGAACGGATGATGCCTCTGCTGCCATCATTCCAATCAATTACAATTGCGCGTGAGGCATACTTGTCATCGCAATCAGCTATTTTGTATTTGATTGATGCGATTGAACCTGTCCGAGATTTCCTATTTTCAAAATCTTGAACTTCTGAAAGGGGTATGATGCCGAGTTGATCTAATGTTGGAGGTTTGCTTTGTGTTTTCATTTTGTTGTGTGTTTTGTTTGTGCGTATGTTGCGGAAATTGCTTCCTCGTAAGCTGATAAGCCGGATTGGAAACCGCAGTTGTATGATATTATCGCTTCGGGCTTGTCGTAAGGGCAAGCCTTGCGTGCTGTTTTAAGGGCATCTTGGAACCCACGCTTGAAAGCGGGTGCGGATGCGTTGCTGATTTCTCCGAGTGTTTTGTTCATGTGTTTTCTATTGTTGGATATTCACGGATGCGTGAACAAGGGTTATTTTGTGAACTGGGGGGGGTTAGCCTTTCGCTTTAGCAAGTGCCGCTTTGCATTGTGCAATCAAAAGCGTGTCACGGTCGCCGTAAGCATCGCAGACGGCTTGCAAGGCGTCGAGCATTTCGGGTGCGGCTGAAATGAGGTTCATGGTTGCAAAAGATTCCGGCTTGCAATCCCAAGCAAAAGCAACCCTGTAACCTTCAAGCGATTTTACTTCAAGGTAATCAAAATCTTTCGGAGTGCCATCATGCCACCGTGAGATGCGATTAATTGTCCAAGGGGCGGGGGCGTGGAGTGTGGTTTTCATGTTTTTTCCTGTGTGTTTTATTGTTAACAAGCCGAAGCTTGGGAGGGCATTGTGCCACTCCATGCCGCGCCTTGTGAGGGAAGGCGCGGAGTTGGAATGTCACAGGATATCCGCAGCCCTTTGCAAATCCCGCCGCAGGTTTTCGCGGATTGTTTTCGCGTGTGTTTCCGCTTGGCTTGCAACCCGTGCGGCCTTCTCCTCCGCATCTTTAAGGATTCTCGCCGCTTGTTCCTTGGCAAGCGCGAGCGTATTTTGCTCTAGCTTTCTGGTTTCCGTCCAGCTGGCTTGCGGTAGAAAATCAGACCGCATGTCGTGTTCAATGAAGGGAATTTGATCCAATAACCAAGGCCCGCAATAGGAGTCCCCGCCGAGTGTTTTCGCGCAGGCGAGGAGTGTTTCGATTTCGTCTTGTTTTGTCATATTTTTAAGTGTGTTTTGTGTGTTATATCGGCGAGAGGGATCGGACCTCGAGCGCCGGGGGTGTGGGATTAGAACTGGGCAACGATGATCCCGCCGTCGAATTCGATTACTTGCGTGCGGTCTTGAAGCCACTTCAAAGCGCGCTCCTGATTTTCCTCCTCTATCTCATCATCCGGGCGGATGTTGTCGTCGGAATCTAAAAGGTCCGCCTCATGGTTCCAGCCGTATTCTATCGCGCAAGCCAAGGCCGAATCGTATTCTGAAAAATCGCAGCGGATTGACACGCGATCAAATTCTGCGTCCGCATTTTCGTCAGTGTCTAAATACTCCGCCAAAGCTCTCGCTCCGGCATAGGTGAATCCAGCATTTTCGTCGCGGAAAAGGCGGTCGGCGATTTCCGAGGTGTTTAGTGTCTCTTTCATTTGTGTGTTTTCTAGTGTGTTTTGGCGTCTCATCAGGTGCGGCTTGCCATTTCCGCACTACGGGAAGGAATAGAACCTTGCCCGTTTCGACATTATTATCGCGAGTAATGCGCGGAATCGTCCCACATTATCACAATGGAATCAGGGTATTTCTCATGAGCGGCGCGGAGTGTTTCAGCTTCAGTATTAGAGGCACAATCACAATCCCTCAAGCCATCAATGAGAACGGAGAACATGGGAACGCATGCGGTCTTCGCAATTTCGATTTTCATGGTATTTTTCTATTGGTTTAGGTTAGGCGTTCCGAGGGGAACAGGTTAGATGAAAAAGAGGGCTAGGCATGCGCCAAGGCCAGCGAGGAAACCGAGAGTGTCGAGAATGGTGCTCATGCTTCCCCCCATTGCAAAGATGCAAAAATCATATCCATAGCGCGGCGAGTGTCGCCATGATAGCGGTGGACATATTTTCTCCCATTGTGAAGCGTCACAATCTCCCGCAACTCTTTTCCGCCATTATCGGAGGGATGGACATAATATGCAATGTGACCCGTAACAGAAGACCTCCCGACATTGGAGATTTTCTGTTTTTCTCTTGCGAATGTGCCATGCGGGAGTTTGTGAGGGATTTCGCGCGGCCATGGGGTGACGAGTGTTTCTGTTGTTTTCATGGGTTTCTGTTTGTGAAGTGTAAAGGTGCGCATAGATCAGCGTGAGATTGAATAAAACCAAGCTCCGGAGTCATCTTGGAACAGATAAGAGCTAATCCGCCCATCTTGCTTGTCAGCTTGCAATTGTTCGGGGTCGATATCCTCCAAAGAATCCGCCCCAGCTTCCCGAATATCTCCGGATACGAATTGAACAAGTAAGGCGTTTAATTCCTGATCGGTCATCGCTTCCCGCTCCGATTCATCCCAAGCGCCAAAGTCAGCAATCCATTCTTTGAATGCCTCCCGTTGGTCATCATTGGTCAAAAGCTGGGGACCGTCCTTTGCATTGTTCCAAGTGATGCGCCCGGCATTCTCGCCCATCTCATAAGCGGAGGCGGAGAATTGAAACGCATCCTCCGAAAGCATAGGTGAGAGGTCAATTGTGCGGGCCGCATGGTAGGCGGTCCAGTCGATCTGAGTGTGTGTTGTCATAGTGTGGAAAGGTAAAGGGTCAGGCCAAAAGGTCGGCAAGTTGCGAGCGGATATCCCGTGCAGTCTCTTTTGAGTTAGAACGGCGATAGACCCCGACAACGGCCCAATGCGGATAAAAATACGCTGCACCGGAATAACTATTATCGCCCGTTTGATAGTCCCACTCGCCTGACTCATTAATTGCAACGGTCAATTGAATGCCGGGGATGCTGTCATCCTCGAAAGCGCGATAATCGTCTCCGATATGAGACTTGATATGTTTGACAAGGGATTCAAGCTCCGAAAGGGAAGGGAGCTTTGTGGATGTATGTTCTAGTGTGATCATTTGATTTGGTTTCTATTTGGTTTCTCACGGGGACCATCCCCGCTTGCAAATATACTTAGCATCTCCCATGCCAGCCTCGGCAGCCCCGCTTTGAACTGTTCAAATTGCATAGCAAGAATCGTGCCAGTGCATTTATTGCCTAGTAAACAGGCAAGATTTGCCGAAAGGGGAAAGGATTGCCGAGGGGTATTTGCATAGCATGAAGCGTGCCAGCTTGTGAGGGAGAGAGGGGAATGCAATGGATAGGTGAGTTTTCATTATTTAATGAAAGGAATGAAAGGAATGGACGGCAATGCAATTCGTGGGAACGCAATTGCAATCCCGCTCCCGCTTTGCAATTTGTCGCCGCTCGCCTACTTTCCAGCTTGTGACCTATCGCCAACAATCCTGCATTTCATTCCCTTGTCCCTTTTCAGCACAGGTTGAAAGCATCTAACTCCCTGAAGCCCCGTAGAATCGTCCGCTTTTCCGGTGCTATCATACCATTGCTTTTAATCTAGGCGCAGTTTTAAACAGTTCAACGCAAGCCGTGTCCACTATCTACTTGTGCGTTTATCGGAAGTTATCAAACCGCATGCTGATCATCAACAGGTTGTGATAGCACATCGATGGGGCAAGCGGTCAGTCTCAACAGTGCGGCCCCACTAATGAGAATGAGCCGAGCCGACAGCGACAGCAACGGCGACAGGCGGCGACAGCGTAGAGCGGAGGGAGCGGAGAGCGGAGAGCGTGTCCCTCACTAGGTGCGGCGGCGGAGGGAGAGCGTAGCGGCGGCGGTAGCGTAGCGGCGTGGAGCGTGGTGGCGGCAGGGGTGGTAGGGGGTGGGGGGAGTTGCGCGTGTGTCCATGGCGTAAAACAGACCCTACCAAAAACTAAAATTTAAATTTAAATTAAAAATCCCCTTTCTCCCCTATTTTACCCCTATCCTATTTTCGTTCTTTGAGTTGCTGTTTTATTTGCTGTTAGAATATCGGCTTATCCGAGGTGATTTATCCCTTATTAAACTTACTCATGCTGCATTGCTTTGGTTTGCATGTATCCCTGCTTTTCTTTAATTGCCCTGTATCGCGTTTTCTGGGGTTGGAATGTCTCCTTGCCCTCCTTGCGGGATGTAATGCGTTTTAACGGGCTTCTAGCGCGAAGGAATGGCTCTCCTGACTGTTGGCTAGGATGCTTCTTCGATTGTTTTGAGTCGCTTTACGAAGGCTAGGTTGAACTTTTGGCTTTGCATTGCGGCAAGGATGATTTTCATGTCCTCTTGGGAGTGCTGCAATTCTTCTTCCGAGTCGTTGAGGTCGTTGTCCAGTTCTTCTAAGACTTGGTTTGTTCTAGAGAGTTCGTCGGTCAGGTTGAAGATTGCTTCTTTCATTTGCTCGATCTCGGCCTTTAGGTCTTTATTTTCTTTCTGGAGATTGGCGTAGCTTGGTTTCATATAAAACATGTTCTTTAAAAGAAGCGCGGTTTCAGAGATACCGCAAAACTCCTCCCTGCACAGGTGAACACATGTGGCCCTGTCCGGCATCGGGCTTGTGTAGGGATGCTAGCCGAAATTGTATTAGTTTTTCTTTTCTTCCTTACGCTCTTCTTTCTTCTTTCTGAAGATTTCGTCGTAGTTGTCCTTGTATTGCTGTGTGTAGACGCTTGGGCGTGGGCGGGAGCCTTTGCCGTTGCGGTGTCGTTCTGTATAAGAGTTTTTCACTTCAGGTCTAATTTATGTTAAAATGTATAGTGTTTTGGTTAATTTGGTTTGCGGCAGGGACTCGTATGCATCCGCTTTTCAGGTGTGGGCTTTTTGGAGTCTAGGATGCTCATGCACCGCCCTTCCAGCCGAGTTCCTTCACGACGCAAGGTCGGAGAGGGATTACCTTGGCAACAAGTGGGACACCTGCCTGCCGCAAATAGGGTGCGATGGAGTTCAGGTCGCTCGGCTGCTCTATGCATTTCCTCGGAAATACACCCGCATACGCAGTTGCGCCGAGTAAGGGTAGGGGTCAACCATACGGATGCCGATCTACCGCTCGTAGAGCTACGACTTATTAGCGTGCCGCCCTCAATGCTCCACCGCAAATTGGTTGATCGGGCTGGACGCTACCCCAGCTTCTGGTTTCGACGCACCTCGATGTGCGCTATCGGAGCATCCGCCACAACTTGTTCCGGACCTGTGTGACTGGGGCCAGACATACCCTTCAGTTTAGCGTGTCTGCTTTCCACGCCGCCGATCAAAATTTTTCAAAGATCAATTCCGGTTTCGGAAAGTTATTGTTCAACAATACTCTGCTTGCTGCGTAAAACAATCTTTTTCACATACAGTAAAGCCTTGAGCCAGTTCACATCCTCCGAGAATTGGATGGGTGCGCAGCAGATAAGCCTTTCGCAACACTCCCTCCATTCGTCTCGCTCTTTCCGAACTCGTTCAATTTCAAAGTATGTATTGTATTTACTCACTCTCCTCAAACCTAGCTTCGTGCCGGATGAATCTCAAGGGGATAGTGCGGATACCGCCGTGTCGGTTGTGAGTGATCTGCATGACATAAGCAAACGGATCGTCGTTCTCAGGGTCTTTCTCTACCTTTGTAAAGGAGTCGCAGTCCATGTAGAATGTCCTGCTCTCGCGGACGAATCCCTGCTCGTTTAGTTGGGCTAGAAGGACAACACAGACATTCAACTCCTTTGCGATGATCTTGCAGGTTCGGCTGATCTCAGCAACCTCCCTCTCGCGGTTCTTAGGGTCGCCTGATGCCTCTACAAGCTGTGCGTAGTCCAGCATGATGATCTCGACCTTCTTCTCTGCTACCATCCTCCTGCACCTAGCTCTGAACTGCGAGATCGTCATACACGCCTCGTCTATGATGTAAATCGGAAGTTTGCTTACCTGATTTATCAAAGATGATAACTTGGAATAGTCAAACTTGTTAAGCCTGCCGTCGAGGAGGTCTGATATGTTGATCTTAGCTCTATTGCAGGCGATCTTATCTATCAGTTCCTCCGCTGCCATCTCAAGCGAGACGATACAGACTGGGACTTGCTTCTCAAAAGCTGAATTAACAACCATTTGCATTGCAGAGGTTGTCTTGCCAGCCTTTGCTGCACCGCCAATGACATGCAGAGTCTTTGGGCGGAACCCTCTGGTAGCCTGATCCCAGAGCCTGATACCGCTTTCGTGTCCCCGATTGATAGCTCCCTTTGTTGTTGCGGCCTCCTCCCAGCGGTTGATGCAAGAGTTCATTACCTCAGAGATATGCCTAGCCTCTGCTGATGTAGTGCTGAGTCCGGTTATCTCCTTGCTGGCGTGTTCCTGCAACTCTTGAGGGTCTTTCGCCATGTTGAGCGAGTCCATGATGAGTTGCTTGCAAGAGACATAGATTTTCCTGCGGACAAAGCAGTCCTGCATCGTTTTGAAGTATGTGTCAATATTCGCGCTGGTGAAGGTCAAAGTTGCGGTATTTGTCACATAATCCATTCCTCCTGCGTCATCCAGCCTCCCAGCCTTCTCCAGAGCGGAGGTGAGCGTAATCATGTCAATGTCTTCACGCTTCTGCCACATCTCCAGCATTGTCTCCCAAATGAGCTTGTGAGCGTGGTAGGTGAAGTGGTCGCGGGTTGTCTTGTCTGCAACCTTGTCGATGAGTTTCGGGCTAGTGATCAGCGAGCAAAGGAATCCCTGCTCCGCTACGATATCTGCGGGTAGTTTGACTTTCATGTGTTCGGGATCAACCCTACCACATCTAGTGTGCGAGTCAACGCTTCATTCCGAAAATATTCAATAGATCATCAAGCCCAGCCCCACGCATATTCGGGGAACTAACGAAATCGTCGTATTCCTCATACGCTTGGGCATCGCTGTCTGGCTCTTGGTTGTAGCCTTGCTTGTATGCTGCATCGTAGGTGGTGAGGAAGAACTTCTTCAGCCCCGCTTGAGTGAAGGTCATCTTGTTCCCGTTCAGCGCAGGATTCTTGCGAAGATACAGTTCCCACAATTTTTCTTTACTCATACATAATCAAGTGTAGTTTTCTTGTTAAACAATAGAAAGAACAAAAATTATGGCAGAAAAATCAATAAGATTCGGAACTCCTGAAATGGTGTCTGATTATAAAAAAAACATGGGCCAAGGCATGGCGGCTAATGCTTTTCGGAGATTGTTCCCGAATTGGGACAGCATGAGTGAGGAACAAAAGGCAGAAACTCTAGGAAAGTGGGAGGGCCAAAAGAGTCGAAAAGAAATGGATATTGCTAGTCTCCGCGAAAAAGCGTTTAGGGAAGGATTGGCAAAGGGAAGGCCGGGTGGACTTGGTGGAATGTCTGCTACTGGAATCACTTAACTATTATGGCATACGGTTGGTCTCCAGAACAAATGGCTCGCGTTAATGAACGCAGGTCCGCACGCGGCCAAAAGTCACTTGATCCGGGTAAGGTTGATCGTGAATATGTTTCTAAGTATGCGGAAGAGGAAGATCGTAGAAAGCAAAGGCTGGCTAAACAACCTTTGGAGGAAGAGCCTGAAATGAGTTCTTTTGATGAATATCTTGCAGATATTCGTATGAGACAGGCTCTAAAGGGTAAGAAGATTTTACCTCCGACAATGACAGGAAGGGCTGTATGAAAAAGAAAACTGAACCAAAATCTGAAGGCTACCCTCCGAAGAAAAACATCCCCAAATACACGGATAACTTTCGCAGCATTTACGACAAGCGTCTTTCTAAAAAGATGCAGAAGAATAAAACCTTTCAGTCTCTCAACGCGCAGCAGGGCTGAGTTGGGTTAGGGTTATCCCAAACTCGTCCGCTAGTTCCAGCGTAGACTCGTCTAGCTCGTAGGTCTGAGCGTAGACAATCTCTTTTATCCCGTAAGAGGCTATCGCCTTCAAACAATCGTTGCAAGGAAGGAGCGTAACAGCAATCAACCTGCACTCGTCAGGCTTAACATACCTCAACGCATTCTGCTCTGCGTGGACGACGAACTTCCTTCTTTTGTCTCTGTCGGTCCAGTCTTCCTGCATACCGGAAGGGAAGCCGTTATACCCAACAGAAGCAATAGAGTTATCGTTGCGAATAAGGCATGCCCCAACCTTTCTCCACGGGTCTTTACTTTTTCCTGCAACCGCACAA